TTTCACAAGAGGCATGACTTATCGCACCCAAGACCAGCTAGATGAGTGGGTCGACGAGCTTAAGTGGTGGTTCGATTGGCAAAATGAATATGCTCTGCTTAACAAATGGCCAATGAATGACACAGCTTGTGACAAATACGGAGGCTGCATGTTCCGCCACGTCTGCTCAAAGTCGCCCGGAGTTAGAGAGAAGTTTCTGCAATCAGACTTTGAACAAGGTGACAAGTGGAATCCCCTGACCCCTCGAGAATGAGACTTCTCCTAGTACTCGGCAAGTTCCGAGTAATCGAGCGCCAAAACAACTTAATGAAGGTTGCTCTTGGCGGCTCTACAACCATGACCGTAACACTGCCAGAATATGCAGACGTACGTGAAGGTGATATCTTAACCCTATACACAGAGGTACCTTATGCCAACCCTAGACCAACATCAGTCCAATGACTATACTAAAATGCTAGTCGAAGGTGACCCAGGTTCTGGCAAGACTGGAGGCCTAGCTTCGCTTGTTAAGGCCAAATATAAACTAAGAATACTTGACTACGATAACGGTCTTGAGTCCCTTAAACAATTTATTCTTAGAGACTGTCCCGAACTTATTGGCAACGTAGAATATCGAACTCTAAGAGACAAGCGAAAGGCAAGTCCTGACGGACCTATTATTGATGGCCAGCCAAAGGCTTTTGTCGATGGCATCAAAATGCTCGATAGATGGAAATACAAGCTCGACAATGGAGAAGAAGTTGACTTTGGAGTTCCAGCTAATTGGGGATCAGATGTCATATTAGTGATTGACTCACTTACCTTTTTCTCAGATGCAGCCTTTAATTTTAGAGAACCCCTTGTCCCTCGTTCAAGGGATGGTAAGTATGATCAACGAGCAGTCTATTTTGACGCCCAAAAGGCTATCGAGAAGGTACTTGGCTTAATCCAGAGTGAATCCTTTAGAACCAATGTTATTGTTAACACCCACATAAAATATGTGGATAACGAAGATGGCACCCGTAAAGGATACCCAACAGCAGTAGGCGCAGCTCTTTCGCCACAGATACCTGCATACTTTAATTCTGTGGCCCTTTGTCGTACAAAACCAGGAGGTAAACGTGTAATACAGACAGCAGCAACTTCGCTTATAGATCTTAAGAACCCAAAGCCGTTTGCTATGTTGCCGGAATATCCAATCGAGACCGGCTTAGCAGACTTCTTTGCTGTTCTTAAAGCTAAACCTACACCCGTGCAGAAACCTAAACTCACATTGAAGAGAATCTAACATGGCAAAACCACAAGTGAAAGTAACAAGCTTCAAAGACATCCTCGACACACCAGCAACAGAAGTAACAAGACCTAAACCCACACCAATCGGCACCTATCTTGTCACAGTTAAGGGCAACTATGAGGAGGGTGAAACTCCTAATACTCATAGTCCATACGCTGACTTTACACTGCAATTCAACCAAGCACAAGACGACGTAGACGAGGAGGCTCTAAGAGAGTACCTAACACAGGGCAATGGTCAGAAGACAAATCTGTCCGATAAAACCATCCGCTATAGGATGTGGACTTCTGAAAAGGCTTTATACCGCATGTTAAGGTTCCTCAAAGACCTTGGCATCCCTGAACAGGATGAAAGTGGCAATAGCTACACTGTCAGAGAGATGATGCAGCTTGCTCCAAACCAGCAGTGTTTGATCTACATCAAGCATCGGCCTGGTGACGATAATGAGAGCATGTATGCCGAGATTGGCCGTACAGCTAAAGTCGAAGACTAAAGTCAGCGCCAGCCAATGGACATCGCTATTGTAGGCGAGGCTTACGGCGAACATGAGGAACGTCAACGTAAGCCGTTTGTTGGGCCCACTGGCTGGCACTTAAATAAGATGCTAGAGGAAGCAGACATTCGTAGGAGTGACTGCTTCCTCACCAATGTCTTCAACTTACGTCCTCCAGGGAATGATATCGAACATCTATGCGGGCCTAAAGAAATAGCCATCAAGGGCTACCCATCTCTAGGAGCTGGCGTCGGCTATGTGCAAGCTAAGTACACTAAGGAGCTAATACGACTTGCTGCTGAGATGAACGATGTTAACCCTAACTTAATTATAGCTATGGGCCGTACTGCTATGTGGGCCTTCTTAGGTAAGACAGGCATTACTAAATCTAGAGGTGTGGTTCAATATTCAACCCACACCGTAGCAGAATTTAAAACCTTACCAACCTATCACCCAGCCGCTTGTTTTAGAAACCATTCTATTCGCCCTGTCATCATAGCCGACCTCATTAAAGCCTCTAGAGAACGTGAGTACCCAGACATCCGTCGACCTTCACGTAAGATATGGATAGAGCCAACCTTAGAGGATCTATATGCGTTCGAAGAAACATACATCAAACCCGCTGAACGACTTGCTATCGACATTGAGACAAGTGGAGTATATATTACACTTATCGGCATTGCCCCCAGCGGAGAAGTTGCACTCGTTATTCCGTTCCCTTACCCAGGACGATCAACTAGAGCTTATTGGCCTGATGTCATTACTGAAGCTAAGGTTGGAGCCTTTATCGCTAGAATACTTCGAGGGCCGATACCAAAGACTTTCCAAAACGGATTGTACGATATCAACTTCCTCTGGCGATCAGCCAGAATGAAGGTATATAATGCGGAGCATGATACAATGCTTTTGCACCACGCCTTGCAACCCGAAAGTCTAAAGGGCCTAGGGTTCTTGGGGTCAGTTTACACAGATGAGGGCTCATGGAAAGATATGAGAGTCAAAACTACTATAAAGCGGGAAGACTAAATGCGCATAATCGACACTGGTCAAATAGATCCACATGACCTATCTGATCGTGACAGAGAATGGTGCTATAACGGCTTGGACTGTTGCGTCACAGCCGAGGTCCTCGAAGCCTTGTTGCCTCAGCTTAATGAGCAAACAAGCGCAACTTATGAGTTCTCAAAGTCTCTCCAAGGCCCCGTTCTACACATGGGCCTTAACGGCATCCTCGTCGATCAGTTCCGTAGATTCGAAGTCATAAACAACTACTACAATATCATAGAACGCTTAGACGAACATATAACCCGCTTATCTCAGACTGCTGGGCTTCACTACTTTAACTGGCGAAGTCCAAAAGACCTACAAAAGCTGTTCTATGACAAATATCAAGTAGCACCAGTTCTATCTAAGGCAGGCAGACCTACACTAAACAGAGCCGCCTTAGAGAAGATAGAGAGCTATCGTCTAACTGTAACATTACCTATGATCTACCTCATCAAAAAGATTCGAGAACTCCAGAAGAGGATCGATGTTCTAAAAACTGAAGTCGACCACGATGGCCGTATGAGAACCTCATACAACATAGCAGGCACTACCACTGGCCGCTTCTCATCTTCGCTTTCAGAGTTCGGCACAGGTGGCAATCTACAAAATGTAGAAGAACATCTTCGATCTGTCTTCATCGCCGACAAAGGAATGAAACTAGCAAATTTTGATGCTGAACAAGGGGAGAGCAGAGTTGTCGGAGCCATCGAATGGAACTTATTCGGGGACAGCACATATCTGGATGCATGCGAGTCAGGTGACTTACACACCGCAGTTGCACGTATATGTTGGCCACAATTGGATTGGACAAGTACATTGGATGGCGACCGAGAACTTGCCGAACAACCTTACTATCGCCATTACTCTAGACGATTCATGTGTAAGAAGCTTGGTCATGGCGCTAATTACGGAGGTCGAGCTCAAACACTCTCTGCCGAGACTAAGACTGAACTTCCAGTCGTCGAAGAATTCTGTAGAAATTATCATGCAGCCTTTCCAGCCCACAGGCGCTGGCACCATTGGGTCGAGCAGCAAATCGCCAAGTCAGGAAAACTCACAACCTTAACCGGCCGCCTACGCCACTTCTTCGGCCGTAGAGATGATCACAAGGTCATACGGGAGGCTATCGCCTACGATCCACAAGGCTCGTTAGTCGATATTGTAAATCGAGGTATGTTGAAGGTATGGAATAGCCAATGCTGCCAACTTCTTCTACAAGGTCATGACTCAATAATAGTTCAATATCAACAGGAGAAGGAAGATGAAATCATACCCAAGATCCTATCACTACTTCGAATTGAAATCCAACTTAACGACAGAACGCTGATGATACCATATGGCTGTAAAACCGGCTGGAACTGGGGTGAACAAATTACCGACAAAGACGGTAATGTCATCGGGAACCCAGATGGCCTCAAAAAGTATGCACCCGGTGATAAACGGCGCCGGACGCCGCCAGTGCACATCTTGGATAGAAAAGTTCGTTGACTTTACATCAAACTTGGAGGTACCTGAAATATGGAGAAGATGGTCAGCAATCTCGATGCTGGGGGCGGTAATGGAGCAAAGAGTATGGATGGAGACAGGTGGAAACTTGTATCCGAACTTGTACGTGTTTCTAGTTGGCCAACCAGGGATGGGCAAGTCTCGATCTATCATGGCAGCTTCGAACCTAGTGAGGGAGGCCCTACCGGACATATTCTTTGGTGCCACGTCAATGACTCGGGCATCTCTATCGGACTATATGAACGAGGCAAAGAGGATAATCCCAAAGATCCCCCCGCCAGCAATAGAGTTCAACAGCCTCGTCTGCATCGCCGACGAATTTAGCGCCTTTATGCATGAATATGACTCGGCGCTAGTAGCGGCGCTTGTGGAGTTCTATGATGTAAATCCATATTCTGAAGGTCGTCGTGTAAGTAACATTCGTATCAAGATAGCACGCCCTCAACTTAATATCTTAACAGGCTCAACACCATCGAACCTCATCCACACCCTCAAAGACTATGTTTGGGATCAAGGTCTTATGTCACGAGTCATAATGGTTCACTCAAGTGAACGTCCCATAATCGACGTATTCAATGAGCCAGCTAGAGACAGGCCGCCTGCACTTATAAACGACCTTAAGGTCATCTGGCTTTTAGAAGGTCAGTTTAATGTTACAGCCGACTTCGGCATTGCCATGCATAACTGGAAGACAGGCGGCTTTGAACCAGTTCCAGACCACCCTAAGTTAGCACACTATGCATCCCGTCGATTTGCACATCTGCTGAAGCTAAGTATGATAGCCTCAATTGATCGTTCAAATGAGCTTATCGTTAGATTAGAAGACTTCAACAGAGCTAAGCAATGGCTAATAGAGGCAGAGGTAACTATGCCCTTCATCTTCAAAGAAGGTTCAATTGTGCCTGACAGCAAAATCATGGATGAGATAGCTCACTTTGTCCGAACTCGGGGCGAAGTGAGCGAGCACCTAGTCCGCAACTTCGCTCGTCAGCGGGTCCCGGCAATGCACATCGAATACATTATGAAAACGATGGAAGGTGCTAGGATCTTAGTGGTCAAAAATGTCGCTCCTAAGACGGGACTTAAGACGTTTGTGGCTCCGCAAACTTCCAGCTAACCTTGCCCTTACCACTTATTCCCACTTCCCTCGCTATGGGGTCAGTGAGATCTATCCCTGCATCATTACTCGGCACTTGGCCATTCTGTGCCACTGTGCCATACTTGTATTGGCTCTCGGATAGCGGTCTAGCATCTCCTAACACATAGTCCGGATCATCAGTGTTCCAGGGCCCGACATCCACCACATCAGTCTCTACCTCGCCACTTGGACCCTTCACTATAACACGAGGTCTTGGACTATCTCGCCACTTGTATGGGAAGGCTACCCCCCTGGTACTGCCAGTAATATAGTTCCCGTACGCTCCCTCCTGCTCATCTCCGCCTCCGCCGAACTGAGTAGCAGTTATACCTTCATGCCATTCGCCTGCTGGCAGCTCGCCCTCTACTCTGAGATAATCTCCTGAGACCCAACCGTAGACCCCAACCTCACTATCAGTGTCGTAGAACGAGCACTTGTACCAACTACCTGATTGGCCAACAACATCCAATGTCGCACCATTAGAAGCCCGCCCAATAACAGTACCACTTGATGAAGCTGAAGCTCGAATATTCAGCTGATCCCCTGCTGGTACACCAACTACAGTACCAATAACAGGCCCTTCCGCCGGAGGCTCTACTGGTGGCTCTATCGGTGGCTCTATTGGCGGCTCAATTGGCACCGTCTGACCCGAGATTGCAGAGGCAATTGCCTGACAAACGGCGTCGAAGTTAGCACGGTAGGTGTTCGAGTCGCCGGTGTTATCACAAAAGCAAACCTCAACGAGGATAGCGGGCTCCTCTGTATTGTTAAGAAAGAACAAATCGGTGCGCTTCTTTGGCCCACGATTAGTAAAACCCACTGCTGCAATGGCATCTGATACCTTCTTGGCCAGAGCCTGTTGTGTCACATACAAGCACTCTACGCCGTGCGCCGATCCATCATACGCATTGAAGTGGACTGACACATCGAGATCATGCGGCTGCATATGGCTGTTGTGATAATTGACTATGGTATTGAGGTTCGTATTTTGATCATGTGAAGTGTTGTCGTGAAAGGTCGTCACCTCCGTCCCACTAGCACGCCAGAAGTCTGCAACCTTCTCAACTACCTTCCTGGCTTCATCGACCTCATCCAATTGAGGTGGCACGGGTGAACCAGATGCTCCTCGTATGTATTTACCATGTCCACTACTGATAACGATCTTCATATTTGATACTCCTTCTGTTTACCATTTCGATCCCGAGTCGTGTCCCGTTCCACGATGGTGAATGGGCCCCTTTGACGTCAAAGTCCGTGAACACCCATATGCTAACTCCATCAACAAAAGCATGATGGCCAGCAGACCAGCCCATTTCATGACTTGGACTCTGGTATGACACACTTAGCTAAAAGCTGGCTAACTTCACGCTGATAATTAAACTGCTGTGTAAGCAGGTTATCACGGAACTGAGCTGCCTTTGACAATGCATAGAACATGAACACCAACATGGCAGCATTGGCAACAATCAATGCCAAAACCGCTGGCTGACCTTTAAGGGCATCTATGAAACTACGGGCAGTTTGGCCTGCTTCCTCGGTTGGACCTGGGTTCATCATCTGTGTTTCCCCGTGACTAGTTGCAAGATCCTAGACTTAACTTGTGGTCCCTTAGGCACTTCTTTAGTACCATACCTAAACTGTCTAAGGGCTTCTTCTGGATTTCTAGCGGCCCTCTCTTTTCCAGTTATTGCATTTGTCAAGAGCTTAGCCCATCTGGTATTAAGCTCTCTACTACCCCACCCTTTAGCCAAAGCTAAACCAGTACCAATATCTGCAACTATTTCCCCAAAATCATGTTTGAGTTTACTTGGATCACCTATGTGACTTGCAACCTTACTTAGATCTTTATAGAAGGCAGTTGTAACCCCACCGCCAGTCTCATGACCAGTAATTACACCATGAACAATATCTCTAGCAGTTCCAATACCAGAGGTTGCTCCAACAGCCATAAACTTGCCCATGCACTTTAAATTGCTATCCTTCTCTCCACAGAATGGATTTACCATTTCCTCAATTGCGGTCGGCACAAGTATATAAAAGAATGCACCTCTGCCTATTGTTTTATAATCCTCAACACCTGCTTCGCCCCTAAGCGCCTTACCACTAGCTTTAACCATTTCCCATTGGCGATTATGAATGTTGTTCATAAAATTATACAAACTAAACAAGTTCTTAAATACTGGATTTCCCTGTCGTAAGATTTCTGCCTTGCTAGTAATAAGTGTCGAACCATGAGTCCTGCGGACGGTAGAACTTGCTACATCGTCAGCTAATATATGTGCTTGTTCTACAGGCATCTTCCCAATATTCTCTGCCATTACTTGCTTATATTTTGCCATATAAGTTATCGTAGAAACTATCTTATCAGTCCATGCAATTGGTGTAGCTCCCCATTTCCCACTAATTTCCTCAAAAGACCTTCCACCTTCCATTAGCCTTTTTATCTGCCCTTCAGGGAGTTCTATAAAGTGATGAGTTCTGCCTTGAATTTCCTTTGCTCCAGTAGAAATATGATTACCAATTACACCACCTTCATGTATAAACTTCCAATTACTTTCGCCTGTATGCTCATTGGTTTTCCACAAATCATAAGTAGCTGCCTTGATAAAGGGAATTAGCCCTATATCCCCAATACTTTGTAAAGTAGCAGTAGGAATATGCAGAGCCCAAGTCCCTGGGTTCCACCCAATCAAATAGTTAATTGTCCTAACTCTAAGCTTCTCAAAGAACCTATCCCAAACAGCCATATTCTTAGACGGAAAGTCATGCTGCCCAGCTATGTCGTTAATATACTGAGGTATCAAATCTGCATATTGCTTACCTACATGGTCCCTTATCGCCGAAACAATTCTAGGATCACGTAAGACTTTAGACATCTCATGAAGTACAGGGTTAAATGCAATTGCTCTTAGTCTCCTGTCGATAGATTGACCTAAGTCACTTAGTGTCAAATTAAGAGGCCCTACATACCCAGTCCTAGGAACATGCCACCCAGTGTTCGTCTGCTCCTTAATTACTGGTATTGGCGACTTCTTAAGATCAGCCCCTGGTATAGATCCCATTTCACGGTCATAACTAAGAGGAAAGTATCCACCTTCAATCTCGCCAACACTGCCCTTACCACCAGTCATAAGCCTAGTTGTAGGAACCCTATCTACAGTAGTGCCATTCATCTGCATAGTCGTTCGATCTTCTTCTGTCTGAAGATCCTTTAGCAGACTCCAGAAGCCCTGAGTTAATCGCCAATGCCTTTTAGTAGCAGTAGCATCAACCATAGTTTGAATTTGTTGCTTAGTTACCTTAAAGCCCGCAGCTAAGTTATCAAAGTTAGTTCCCATATTTAGCATAATAGCAAGGAGATGCCCTTCAGTCATAGGAATAAATTCATTCCGTGGATGCACACGTAGTGAGCCGTCTGGAAGTCTCTCCATATACTTAAATACATTATTAGCTATAGGCTTATTAAAATTACCTTCCTCCTTCGACAACCTCTCAATTATTTTACCATACTTCTTCTGCAAAGCACGATGCTCATTTCCTGCTCTGCCAAATTCATGAGTAAGTACTCTATTAAAAATACCAGTCTCATCAAACCCACTTAAGAAATTCCATAAGTAATCCATCTGAATTAGAGTGGCCTGCATCCGCTGAGCCCTACTAACCTTATCTGCCCAGGTCCCTTCCTTAGGAGGAGGCCCTAATGGCATCTCTGGCCCGGCCTTTTTAATCAGTGGGACTAATTTATTGTCTATAAGATCATCTAGCTTGTATTCTGTTGTCAGTGTCCTAACTATACGTTCTCCTTCACCATGTTTAATTAGACTCTGAAGGGCATTATTGATGGCCCTAACTTCTCCAACTGTAGCTTTGCTTAGAGTCTTCTTATCCCATTCTTCAGCAGCTAAAACAAAGTCTGGAATAGCAATATAAGGGTTATGTAGCTGATTATATTCCTCATAGCCTACAGGCTTGTTCTGTTGGTTCCAATGATCCTGAAACTCTTTAGCGGTCTTGAACGTCTGAAGTGACAGGCTCTCCTGTACATTAGCCAATGATCTCCTAGGAGTTTCTCCTATCTTATAGAGAACAGTATGTACTATATCTCTAACCTGCTGAGATAATCCTTCTGGTTCTCGCTTATTCAATCTCTTAAGTGCTCCTTGGAGCCTCCTTTGAGTAACATTAAATTCCTTAACCAACTCAGCCTGAGCATAGAGATGAACTTGCTGTTCTTTCTGACGGTAAGCTTCAGCTAGATCACCTTCTTGAAATGCCTTTTGAGCATCTCTACCACTTCGTCCTAACTCACGCAAAATCTCAGGGTAGTTGGCCTTCCTAGCATCAGACTTAGTGAATGCACCTTCAGCCCAATTTTCAATCTCACCCCGAGACTTTGCCTTCTTCCCAACCTTACTTGCTAGAGCCCGATATTCTAGATGCAGCTGATCTCTTCTCTCCGTCATAAGCAATTGGCTTCTAGTCCGGTCTAATATATCCTTTGGCAAATCTCCATAACGCATCTCCATTATTCGACTGGTCTCAGCATCGATCATACGGTCAATAAATGCCTTAGGCCCAATCTCTCCTCTAGCTTCTGTAAAGCCAATTAGCTCTTGAATAAGATGTTCCCCAGTAGGGTATCCAAACTCACCTGCAATAGCATCTGGATCAAGGCCACCCTCCTTCATAAATCTTCGTGGTAGCTTTGCACGTTGCTCTGGAGTTAGATACTTAGGATCGATCTTTGGTTTTTCAGCTAACTCCACACCATTATATTTACTATTCTGGAAGAAGTCATGAGCCCTAATGAACGGCGAGGCCTTTATATCTTCTGCTACGTCGGCTCTAGTGTTAGACCAATTCTCCTTCCACTCATCGGTCTTTCTACTTGCCTCTATTGCCCTTAGCCGCTTAAGTTGTCTAGCAGTCTTCCTATCTTGGATCTTCTCCATTAACATATTATAAAGCTTCTGCATCCTCTGCTCAGTTTCCCCAAACAGCGGAACTCCTTCTGGTGTAGCTAAAGGATCAAGCCCAGCTGCTGTTGTAAGATGATCTTCTAAGCTTTTCTCAACAGGTTCTTCACCTACTTCGATAGTAGGAAGCTTAATAGTCGGAGCCTTTGATTCTTCAGTAGTTGGATCTGTAGCTCGCCAACGAATGTTATCCCATAAAGTTTTAACTGTATCTTTATCGACTCTCGATAGCAAAACATCTTGCGGAATTGTAATGTCACTACCGTCAGCCCTAGACTTCTCAAACTGTTCCGCAATTCCTGGGATATCCCCTAGCATTCCATCTCCAGGCTCTGGGACTTTATCTCCATAGAGCTTAGAAACAGCTTTCCATGTAAGTCCAGCTTCATGTTCAGTGCCATTTGCAACTAACGACTGAAATAGCTCAGGGGCCTTCTGCTTAGTCTCAGACTTATCTGCTGCCTGCATAACCTCCTTCATCTTATCAGACACTTCTTTAGCAGCATCAGCCTTCATAGCATCGGTCTTAGGATCTAGCCCCATAGGCGGGTCTTCACCTGACAAGACAAATGGAGCCCAACTCTTTAACAGACCTTCAACCTCCTTTACTTGCGCCTTAGCTTTCATCTCTGCTACTGTATCTCGGCCCATGCGCTTTCGCATGGTCTCAGTAACAGCTCCAGTTATAGATGGAAGCTCGTGTGCCCCAAACCCCATAGCAAATGGTGCAACCTGAGCAAACTCTGCTAGATGTCTAGAAAATCGTTGGCCTTCTCCTTCAGCACCGGGAAATAAGAGATCCCTAGCCTCGCCAGCTGCTTGAGATATGCCATAAATCAAGGCCATAGGTCCTTTTGCCATTACAGCATCTATTCTTACAGCAGTTTGTAGGGGATCTATAAGTGAAAGATACCATGGCAAAAGCATGTTGTCTCTAGCTATATTAGCCGGTACATGCAGCTTTAGTAGATCCTCTTCACTTATACCTGATCTCTCAGCATATGGAGACATAAAGGCATCAGCTATCCTCTGAGCTGCATCCCAAAGCTCCCTCGGTCTAATGTCATTTAAAGCCCTAGGCTGCTCTAAAGTAGGAGCATCTGGCTTTGGTCTAAATAGCGTCATGCTGTCTCGAAGCTTATTACTAAACTCAGATAGGGGTCCCCAATCGTCTTTACTGACAGTTGAAGCCAAAGCATGGCTATCAATATAACTCTTCAACAACGGATCGTCTGTAAGTACTTGTGCAGCTTGAGATTTCATTTGAGGAACGGCTGCATCATAATTTCCATAAATAGACTCAGGATCAAGCCCAGTCTCATTGCCAAGCTCAATAGAATGAGCGGCCTTGTCCTTATCCCCACTTAAGCCCTGAAGAACACGGCTCTGTCTATTGACACCCCAAGCCGCCCTAGCACCAGCTATAAGATCACTAGCGTCGTCGTCTGCCATTACCTCTTACTCGCTTTATTTATCAACTGTAGAGCCTTTTGATATTTATACATAAATGAAATCTCTTCCTCAGTCTTACCCTGATCCTTTAGACCTGTCTTGAAGTTCTGAAATTCTTGAGAATCTGTGCCAGGCTCATATTCAAAAAATCTAGCACTGCCCCACCATTTCCCTCCTCCAGGCACATCTGCTAAGGCTCTCTGTCCAACTTCAAGTAATTCTTTCTCATTCAATTTATGTTGAAGTCTATCTTCCTCTCCTTGAATTAATTGAGTTAGAGTCCCCCTAAGCTGGTTTTGCAAGTCACCCTTCTTATCAAGCTCCGACGGTAATTGATTATGGTTCTTCAAAATACTTATAGCTTTATCTGCGCTAGGATTTATAGCTCCATGTCTTTGAGCAGCTTGAAGTGCTTTCTTATCGCTATTTGGGATTTCCTCTGCCCAAAGGTTAACTCCCCTAAACTGCTCTAAACCCTCTCTCGTAGTGGTCATAGCCCATAAAGCATTTACCCTTGCCTGATTTTCAGCTGTGGGCCTATAACCGCCTACAATGTTCTGTTTCAATATCTTATCAACCTTATCCCTGTCTTGACTCTTTAATCTTCCATATGCCTCCTTCGTAGCTGGATTTACATCTATTTCCTCTTGAAGTTTAGGAAGCTTACCTGAAGGATTATCTCGTCCACTCAAGAACTCCCCTATGGTCCCTAAGTCCGTCTGACGCTGTTGTTCAACCTCCTGCTTTCTTATGGTGATTTGGGTTCTAGTCCGATCAACAGCCTTATCCCTAAACTTATCATCTCCAGGTCTTAGATCCTCAGCCTGTTTCTTTGCACTATTAACTTGATCTTCTATTGATTTCTCTGGATCAGCGGTAGCTCTATCTCCAATAGCTCTAGCATCACGATCGTCTTTAGCTGTCCTGACTGTATGATAGATTTGCTCATATGTCTTAGGATCCTTTATCTTATCTCCATTCTCTTTAAGAAACTCCATTGCAGCACTTGGACCTTGCTTATCCATTATAGTCTGAGCTTGATCAGCATAAGCCTTGCCTCTCATCTCATCTACTTTTAGTTGTGTCTCATCAGGCCCTAATCCTAAGAAAGGACTAAGTTTATCCCTAATCAACTTCTCGCCCTTATTTAAACTATCATTGAAATCTGTAGGATTATCGGACTTACCGGCCTGTTGTCGATACCTCTCAATCGTGGCTTCAGTAGCGCCTATAAATGCGTGCTTCTGCTCCTGAGCGGCATGAGCAGCCATGCGCCGCATCTCAATACCAGCTGTACTACGAGACTCGCCCCTATACCTTTTCTTAGCCTCCTCACTTCCTAAGCTATTTTCTATGGCCTGTCGACTCTCCTCAGCATTTTTCATATGAGCTTTTAAAACATCAGGCGTAACTTGGTCACCTTGCAACTTCAAGAACTCATCGGTATTTTGGCCCTGAGTCTGGAAGTTCTTCAGTGTCGCTTGATCGACCTCCTTGTCGATCTCAAGACTTTTTAAAGCCTCGGCTCGCTGAAATAGCTCACTACCAGCACCTTCAGCTGATCTCCCTAACTTACCATAAGACTCTCCAACAGTCTGATAAGCCTTGCCTAAAACCCCAGTTCCCTCACCAACAATCTTTAGAGCCTCGCCAACAGCGTTGCTTATACGGACTTCAGGAAAAGTCTCATGAATAGACGGAGTCGGCTTAAACTCCGGCCCGACAGAAGGATAAGGTCTATAGTCTTTCTCAGCCATAACAGTTAACTCTAAGCCTTAAACATCCCTAGGCTACTGGCCTTCATCCATTGACTTGACACCGTTCCAGCAGCTCCAAGTAGAGATGCTGTCGCACTAATATCTCCTGCCTGACCAGCAAGTCCCCAAGCTTGTTGTTCTAATGGAATGGCTTGCTCAGCTAATCCCATAGCCATTTTAGTATTCTCAGCTTGGGCTCGATTAGTATCTGCGGTATAAGTAAACAACTCACTTTGAGCCTTATCTTGTACAGCCTCAACTTCATAGCCATAAGCAAGCTTAGCTGCATTGGCTCTAATCATAGCCTCGTTGTATTGGTTCATCTCAACCATACTAGTTCGGACAGCTGTGGAGCTACCTGACGACATGCTAATTCCACTAGCCGCCTCATGAGCAGCCATCGTGGCTGCATCGGCCTTACCCTTCATACCGGCCCCTTGGGCTGCTACTTCTCCTGTATCTCTGGCATATTCTGCATTTCCCAATGCTATCTTCCTATTAACCTCAGATACACCTGCCTGATAATCTGCGATATTGGCAGCATAGCCATATTGCTGCGCTTGAGTCTGAAGCCCAAAGATCTTGCCGACGGTATCTAGAATTTGACCTTGAATACCTAGTTGCTGGCCTTGAGCTGAAACTTGAGCGCCTTTAGCGCCAAATATGCCACCAAGCGCAGAGGCGCCCATACCAACAGCAGCTGCCATAGGACTAGCCATTGTTTGTTATCCTGAATGGAAGACCACCACCGATCGGATGCTCGAACTTAGCACCTAACCACTTCAACCAGCGGACGGCCTTATGGTTGCTGACAACGGCATGTCCACAGATGCTTGGATATTCTTTGAGCATCTCTTTAACGACCATCTGAGAATGCCGAACTAAGATGAATTCATGTCCTTCCATAACGTCTGTTGTATATAGCCAAAGATACGCCTGATTAGACAACACCGTAGGTGGCATTAAGCCCCACATAGCAGCTAACTTGCCGTCAATCAATCCCGCCCACATAGACACGCTCATTAGCGAACAGTAATCCATTGCAGCTCGATCTTGTTTGCTAAGCTTCAGCGTATTTAGGTACTTCTCAGCACTAAGTGGATTTAAACGTTCAATCATAGTCATTTGCTGGTGTCTCCCATCGTCACTTCTGGTATGACACCTAAAACTGTAGCTGGAACTGGATCGTCTACTTGCAAACATATCTGCCCAGGCACATCCCATAAGGGATCCATAATAATACGTTCGTCCCTCGTTATTAGTCCTATAGGCTGCCCCATAGCTGTGGTGACTTTATTTAGCTCCTTTATTGGCACAAGATGATCGAATGTTCGACCAGCTTTGAGGCCTCTGCTATCTTTAACCCTTACTGATAGTGCAGAAACCTTCTTACGCTTACCTTGAACGGTATTGGCTTCTTGCCCTAAATCTAAGTACATTGTCTGCAATTGCGCCTGGAAACCCAGGCCCGCTATGACTTTAGTAGCTGGAGCTGGGAGAGTTATTGAGCCATTCTGAACCACAAGCCCAGGGACTACACCACCATCAGCTAAAACAGAGACTGTATATCCATCCAAATGATCTAAGCCGAAA